AAGGCTTATTAATACCACGATGCTTAGCGTAATTAATAGCTTCTGTTTGCGCTTCATCCCAAAACTCCTTCAAGTTTAACTTCTTAGTGTTCTTTAATTCAAAGATGTAGGTCTCACCGGCAACTATAACTACTAGATCACCCTCATCCTCTGCTCCTGATAAACGCAAGCGTTCAGCTACTGCGCCCATCTTTCTAAACCATTTCATTACATCTACTTCAAACTGTGAACCCTTTTGTTTATTGTACTTGGCTGACATTTAGTAGGCTATCCCTTCTATACATCTGACCTAGTGCATCAGAATCAGATATCTGACAGACACCATAGTTAACAAACAAACTAACATAATCTGATCCATCTGCTGTGTGTGGACCAAACCTATTCTTAACTACTGCCACCTGTAACTCGCTGTGATGTGGTTTGTGATTGTAGTTAAGGGTAAGTATTAGTGCAGGCAATTGAGATACCTTGCCGTGAATAGCCCTGCGATGAGGTGGTTTGTTTTCTTTACCATACTCAGTTTGTTCTGAAACGTGGTGCAATACCATCACACAAGCCTCTGTCTTACGAGCCATATCGTGGAAGTCCACCATAATAGCTCGCAGTCCTGCCCATTCATTATCAGATTCAGCCACCACATTCATTAGGTTATCAACAACAATCAACTCTGGTGGAACACCATAGAGTTCAACATAAGCCTTGATCTCTAACTCAACATCATCTAGTGATGGTGATGAGTCAAAGACAAATTGTATATTGGACATATTCTCTAGGTGCTTGTCGTAGTAATGACGGTTACCATTCAAGTTTGCTTCCACCAGTAGTTGACTGTGTCCTGATAGGTGAGAGGCTGCTCTCATCATCACTGTCGCTATATCAGTATCGGCTGAGAAAAATAAAGTTGGAACCTTTGCTTTAACTGCATAGATAAGAGCAAACATACTCTTACCAGCATTAGGTGCGGCGGCAACCATACACACCTGACCTCTACGGAATTTGATCTGCTTCTTAGCAAGATCTTTCCATACATCAGGTAATGGTGTTGCATTGGTATTACTACCACGCCACGCTCTATCTATGTTAAGCAACGTGTTCCTCTCTAGGAAGGGTTATTCCTCTAGCCTGTCTGATCTTTCTTCTTCTTGAAGCAGGTATGCCGCCCCAAGTACCGAAGCGTTCTCTGTTAATGCCCCACTCAGCACACTCTGCTAAATGGGGACATATTTTACAGACATTCATTGCTTGTTGGTTATGAACTCTATCTCCATCCTCTACTTCAGGATAGAAAAATTCCACTCCCACTTCAGCGCAAGCTGGGTTCTCATACTTCCAAGGAACCCGCATAGTTTATCTAATCCAGACAGTCTCACACTTGTCTACAGCACCTTTAGGTGCAGCACACATCCAGCCTTTCCAAGGACCTTTCTGTCCTACGCCTGAACGAAATGCCATTGAGCCGTGCTTGCAATCAGGAGCAGCAGCATCTGTGCTTGTAGCAGTAGCACCTAATGCTTTCTTAGCATAGGCAACTGCGCCACCTGATGGCTGTGCAGTGGCACCAAGAGCGGTGCCAGTTGATGTTACTAATGTTGATAGATCAGCAATTGAAGTTAGAGATGTCTCTAATTCAGCCTGACTAGTTGCATAAATATTTACTAAAGTTCCATCACCTAACTTGTAGTTGATTTGAAACTTTGTGCTTTCCGGTGCAGCCATTTACTTACCTCCAGTATGTTTGACAGTTAATCGTATTGATTCCTGTCCTTGTTTTTTTGGTACAAAACCGAGAAGTTTCTCAACCTCTTCGGCATCTACTGATTCTCTACCACTAACAGTGCTCCACAAAATAGATACACCGCTATTAGTATTACCAGTAAATCCTTCTAACGCAGCTTTTAATGACTCGCGTTCATTAGTCAGTTCCTTTATCTTTGCATCTAATTGTAAATACTTCAAGGCAGATGTATCCACTTCAGGATTATCTATAAAGACTTCATCCTCCTTGATACGTTCTTTTTTTAGACCAGTACATCCCATCTCGCCCGACTCATCAAAGTACTTGCAATAGAACTTGCAGTAGTTTTGATCGCGCTCTGGCCCTGGTGCATCTGCGCTCTCTTTAATAGCAGATAACCAATTCAAGGCATCCTCTGCTAACTTCGGATCATAAGGTTCTGAATGAACCTTGACATCTCTTTCATCACCATCCCTGGCAATGGCTACTAGATTAACAGTTCTGGGTGTCCCCTTGCCAGACTTGTCAAGCAAATAGCCATACACCTGAACTTGCCAACGCTGTTGTAGCGATGGGAAGTAAGATAGATTTTTAACCTTAACGGTTTTCCAATCTACCACATCTCCAGTTTCTGGTATGTATAAATCTATATGAGCTTTCATTCCGTTGTATTCAACAGATGTTTCAACCCAATACTTCTCACCCTTTGGATCTGTAATTGATATTGCTTTCTCTATTTCAGCGTGGATAGCAGTACCCATAATAGCTGACAACTTTAATTCGTTATCGTTAGTTTCAGGTTGATCGTTAAGACGATACCAAACCTTACGGCGACAGCCACCCAACTCTGATGGACCTACCTGTGTCTGCTTAGACCTTGCTCTGCCAGCATCTTTATCTCGTAATACTTGTAGTAATAATTCCTTTGGATCAGTCATCACTTACCCTTCCGTTTCTGTATTGCTATCTGTATTGGTGGGCAAGTATTAATATCTAACTGAGATGATATCTCCACAGCCTTCTGTGCTATCTCAACTGCTTTATCCTCAGTCATACCCTGATAATCAAGTGAGTAGAGATATCCAGTAGCAAACTGACCACCCGATCCAATACCATAAACCTTTAGTTCGTTCTGAATAAATGACATATCACAAGCAATATGAAACAGATTAGAATCAAAAGATATTAGGTAGTCAAAGCCACCATCTTTCTTATCAACATTAGCCCAGTCATAAGTACCCTTATTGAAGGCATTGATAATAGATGGAATCATTTTCTTTCCCATAAACTGGACAGGATCTTCACCTCTATATGTTGGTGGCTTCCAGTTGTAAGTTAAAATATCACCAGCTCTAGTATCACCGGTAATTCCAATGGCAACATAACCAACTTGAACTATCTTTGGTGTGCCTAAACTAATTGTTCTAAGATTATCTTCTGTAATCTGTGAGTCAGCAGCAAGAACTGCATAACCATTTCCTTGAATACCCACAACCGTAGTCAATTTAGTCCTTCCTTTTGTCTTAAATTAATTGTAGCACTGGACACAGACAATGCTGGGATGTGAATAGGACACGCCGTGAATACGATTATGATCGGTTACTAGTCCAAGAATATGTACCATATGAGCCGTGAGGCGAATTACGGTACGGGCGGCGCATTAAGCGCCGCGACAGTACGGTCAGTATGTTCCGTCTACCAACCCTGCGAAAAAATAAAGAGAAGCTACCTGATAAATTTGGTACTGATCTAAGGTCCTTAGGACCATTACACGCCTGTCCTTGTGGCTCTAAAGTCTTCTCTATCCTTGCTACCTTTGATGACTATGAGATCTCCTGGTATATGTTAGATGCAACCTGTGCTAACTGTGGCAACCTGATATGTGTACCCTGTCCAATAGATGATCCAGCCAGGGAAATTTAGACAACAAAAAAGAAGGCCACCCCGTTGAAAGGGTGGCCCTGTATTGCCTCGCAGTAAAGTTAAAGTTACTTGGAACCAATACCAAATTCTGTAGCTGATGGATCTATCGCTTTTAAGATAGGTCCTGCAACTGCGGCTACTGCTGCCATAGCCAATGCCTTTAGATCTGTATTACCGGCAAGGTATAAAGCAAGTGCGGCTGCAATAGCAGCACGAGCATAAGTAGAAACGATTGCTTTTAATTTAGTTGTATTCATATACATCCTTTAAGGGCGAGCAACGCCCATTACTAGGGAGTAGGAACGTTTCTTTAGAAACACACCATCTCCATTTGATTGACTGCCTTTAGTATCTGCTGAGGTATTACCCTCATAGACCATAAGGTATTTCTTTCCATCATTGCTAGCGCAAATGCCAACGTGATCGGCTTCTACATCAGCATCAAATTGAAAGAAAACTATATCTCCTGCTTGAGCTTTACCAACTGGAACTATCTTACCCTTGCTGGTAAACCATTTAAGTCCTGCCTGACAAGAAGCAAATCCTTTAGCGGTCTGAGCCGCTACCTTAGATGCTAATCCTGCTTGGTCAAAGCACCACGATACAAACATAGCGCACCAAGGGTTGTTATTAAGTCCATACCATTTGCCATACTTGGTATCGTTATTACCAATTTCTTTATAATTTAATTCAGCTTTAGCAATATCTATTACACTCATCTGGTTAGTGATTCTTTTACTAGATCCGTTAAGAATTGTACTTTTTCCTCTAACCTATTGACCTGATCCTTGATACTGGAGCCTCCATTTTGTTTCAGCTCGGATAGGTAATATTTAACAAGGTGTCTTACTGTTATAGCTAGTGCTCCAACTAATGTCGTTACCGCTACTGCTAATCCAGCCCATTCATTCGGTGTCATATTGTTAGATCAATCTAATAGTAGCAATTAACATTCCACCGTATCCGGAGAATCTTCTATCACTTGGGGTTTTGTTTATAAAGTCAAGTTCTTCAATTAATCCAATATAGGATTCACCAGTTCTAAAATCTTCTACTCTAATGGTATCTCCTATATTTTCTACCGCTTCTAATTGGGTCAACCGATCATAGGCTGAGCCTTCATAGCCCACCTCAACACCCATATTATCGCTCTCGTGATCATAACAAGATAAAGGATATTGGATTATTCTTTGACGAGGTACAGCAGGTAAAGACTTTAGTTGGTATCCAGTAAATAATGGACCCTTAGTTGCATCAGTTGATGATCTAGACATAGTAAATTTAAAAGCAAGATACTCTTGTGCTGAGTTAGGATAAGGAACACCTATCTCAGTGCTTGCAGTACCTTGAGCAAAGCTACCTAGATTGTATTCAGTATTTGCATAATCAACAGATTGAATAGTTATACCACCATTTGTGGTATCTATTCTAGTATTAAGTAGTTTAAATAATTTATTTTCTAATGTGTTGTATCGTATAAAACCTGTTTGCAGATAACCAGTTGTTACTTTATCGGTAGTTGACTCAGCGTAAACAACATTACCAGAAGTAAAGGCTGCTCTATCTGTATTACCAAAGAAGGCTACCTGATTAGATGCAGCAGCAATACCACTAGCTATTACATCCCAGGCCCAAGGAAACACTAGACTGTTAGCTATTACAGTTGTAGATAAATCTACCTTTACTAGCCCTGCCTCACCATCAATAGTGGTAGCAATATAAGCAAAGCGATCTCTAAATGCTATTGAATTACAAGCAGCTTGGTCAAACAACAAAGGACCATATTGAATATTTCCATTAGTATCTGATACGCCTACTCTAAATCCCTTGTTAGTTGCAAGGACTGCATATGTACCAAGGTATACATCAAAGTCATTAATGCGCTCACCCTCTGGTAAATCAATAATAACTGTAGGTGTTTCAAGAGTTGGAAAACCTAATGAGTTAGGGATTGCAACATCTAGACTAATTTTAAATACAGATGAAGATGTTCCATTAGGATCATATCCTGATATGTAGATAGCACTAGGTCCTTCTGATATGGATGACCATACCCAAGATGTATTAGGATGAGTAAATAAAGCAGTAGGTAATGTGGTTTTAAGGAATTTACCAGTGGTTGCTGCTGTAGTTACAGTAGCAGAACCAACTACATAAGAGAATGTAGTGGTAGAACCAACAGCAGTAACTGTTGCAGAAACATTATATGCTGTAAAAGGTGCAGGTAAATCAATAACAGTTACAGTATCACCAACAATTAAACCGTGCGCTGCACTGGTAGTAAGGGTAACGGTACCAGTTACTACTGCAGCATTATTAATTGTAGAACTATAAGCCTTAGCAGAATTTAATTCATAGATGCTGCTACCAATAGCAGTAATAAGGCGCTGCTTTACATAGCGGATAGTCGCTCTAGTAGTAGATGCTGCTGCATATATAATTGAATCAGCAGGAGTTACACCTACTGAACCCTTATGAATAGTTGTGCCATTGATGAAGTAATAGTTAGAACCATCAGTGGTAACACTTAAAATGGTTGAAGCAGTACCTGCTTGGGCAATCGTGGTAGGTGAACCAGCAGATGTTGCTTGTTTCTTTAGAGCAGTTCCATCTGTAAAGATAATACAGTCATTGGTACCATCATTAACACCTATAAGTTGAGGTGCTGCGGCTCCTGAATAAAAACTAGCAGTGCTATTTAGTAAGGTAACTTGTCCTCTAGTAAAGACCTCTACACCTTTAGACTCGGTAAACTGAAAACGAAGTGACTCATCCTGTGCTGGTTCAAAGTATTTAATACCAGCGCCAAGGTGGAATGTTGATTGAGATCTAAACCACCAACCAGTAAGTGATTGCTCACCAGCTTCTCTGGTCTGGTCA